AGTTAATACCATTACACAAACGACTGACCAAACTCTGCGCCTTCCGAGTCTAGCCGTTGGCGACTCAGCTTTTCGATTTAAGATCGAACGCTTTTCTAGGGTAGCATGCCTGTCAAGGTTTCCGTTCATTTTGTGGTGTGTCGATAAAAAGGTTCAATAAGAAATAAATCCTCCTCTAGCCAAGTATCACTAAAACCTGTTCCCTCATTCATATTGACACCCATCCTAAATAAGTAGCCTCTGGATTATCTATCAGCCATTGCTCTCTCAGCTTGTTTTGATGCGCCCAATCAATATCACTCATTTGCTCCTAATCAATGCACAAGTATGGCAAGGCAACTCCCTAAACTGCCAATCACCACACTTGATGCATCGACTTACTTCACTATCAGGCACAGTTTCTGCATCTACAATGTTTTTTATCCCGACCGCACCGCAGGAAGTGCATTGGTAGGCTTTAAAACCTTCGGGCGTGTCTAGTTGATCTAGCCACAGGAACTCAACCTTACGACTACATCCATTGCACTTAAATAATGTCATGTATAATGCTTACTGCCTGCAATGACATTGTGAGCAAACCATATACATACCATCCCGCATTAGCCTGTCATCATTACATGCTATGCAAAACTCTGATGATGGCTCTAGCTTTACTCCTGCATCTGTAAATGTTGCAGTAAAGCCTGAGCCGTCAATGATTTGTAAATCACCCATTATTCACCTCCTTCGAAATACCAAGATCCTGCAGCTGTGAGTTTGTGCCAACGAGCATCACATTGTTGATCTTTGGGTGCGCTGCAAACATAGCCGTAATAAGGCTTGCCTGTCTTAGCTGTGCCTTCCTTAAGGATCATCATGCCATGTGTGCATTCTTGTTGTTGAGGTTGGGTCGGTATGGTTGCGATTGCATCCCCAACTGACCACGCTTGCGGTTCGCCCTCTGACTTAGCATCATCTCTAAATGATTTCCTAAGTGCCAATTCAATGAGCTGAGCGTTGCCACTTTTGCCATAATTGTTTTTAAGCGGTTCATTCTCTACCTTTCTCATATCATCTTTTGTTGCAGTCTTGTCAGACCCCTTGAGTATAATTATTGCCCTTCCAAGTGCTGATGTTGCAGTATCCTCAACATAAAACTTTTTCATGTTTGGAATATAAGTTTCCCTTGATCCAAATGCAATGTTGCTTACAGCTGGTGTTGCATCTTTTGCATCACGCCATAATGTTGCTTGCACCAAGATATAACCATTCACCGGATCATGGCTAACCACCGATATATCGGATCTGCCCATAGGATAATTGCCAATAAACCATTTGTTCAGGGTTGCCACATCCTCGTAATCGTTCATGTTAAATGCCATCATCTACTCCAAAATCATTTTCGTATTGGTCAAAAAGTTCGGAATAGATTGCTGCATAACCAATGATGTCTTTGACACTATCTTTGTGATTAGCGGTTTCAGACAGCCGGCTGACTTTGACAAGCAGTTGGCACATTGCGACCTGCATGGGCGATATGTAATCTCCAAGATATGCAGTCCAGAGTTCTGCGATCCGTTCGTGATTTGTTCGACTGCTTCCGTAAATCGATCCACGATCGGTAAGGATGCTTGCGCACTCATCTAGCAGCTTAACCCTGTTTGTCATAATCAAACACTTCATCTGACTGTTGTTTAATGTTAATCATTCTGCGGTGCATATCCCAACCAACTGCCCTGCCACGCCAATAACCCCGATTGTAAGTTTCGGTTTGCCATAAATTAAATGCGTAGGCTAATAAGCCTGTTGCTATCATAAACCACAGAACTGTCAATCCGTTGATTTTCATGATTGCACCAACAATCTTGGCAATGTTGATTTAATTTCAACATTTTGCATGGCTCGAACAGCACCAGCTACTTGACTGGTTCTCAATCCAACCTGTTTTGCAATCTGATTGAGTGATAATCCTTGACGATACAAAAAAGCCACTTTTTGGGCATCTTGATCTGTCCAGACATGGCGACCTAATGGTCTGCGTTGTCTTATAGACTGTGGTTTTTGTATTGCTTTAGGCGTGCTTGTTTTTGTCATGTTTAACTTTTTGCGGAGTAAATACTCCAGCATTAAGTCCTCTAGTTCTTGATTCATGTCGCTCCCTTACATATCCACATAGGTTGTGGATACATAAAGTATGACCTAAATCAAGGACATTGCGTGGATTTGTAGCAGTTATTTGATAACGAAATGATAACGATTAAGCGTATGTGCGCTTATTATATGTAAATGACCCATCTTGATTGACCGGTATTAACTCAACTTGATGACCTTTTTTGCCAAATTGGATCACGACAAACCCCATGTTCCAATCCGCTGAATTGTATTTGAGATATCCCGCTTGCCTCATGTCCATAAGATGACCAGCCTCAATGCCCCAAATCGTTGAATAACGCCCATTTAAGCCGGTTGTATGCCTGACAGCACCCTGCCTATGGGAATGCCCACAAACAACGCTCCCTGCCCACTTCTTAGCCAAATTCAAGGCAGTTATACCAGCATGCTTAGACATGTTGCCTTCATCGCCATGTGCCAAGTAAAAACCTTTTTCAAACTCATAAGCCTTGCGATGGTATTTGATGCCAAGACTTGCAAAATCCATGAACTTGTCATAAGCCAACTCTGGCAAACCAATTAAAGATGGCGCACCTTTAAGCAATGTCGTGTAAAGCCTGTCGGTATGGTTAGACCTTATGACATCACTTGTGCCTAAGTCGTAAAGTATCTCTTGACCAAGTGATCGTTCCTCATCAAGTGTTTCTGCAAATTCTAACTTAGTGCCTTTTGCCCAACGACTTTGAGATCCTAGATCCAGCTCATCTCCACAATTTAAGACAAAGTCAAACTTCTCACGCTTTGTCATGGCAATCAAATTCTTGACAGCTGCAACATGATGCAACGGAATTTGTAAATCTGGCACGACTAAGTATCTACGATTAGCTTTAGTCGTCATCCTCATCCGGATCGATGCGTGGAATTATCGCATCAGGTTTATCGTTGGAGATCCAGTCGGGCAAGGCGTTTGGCTCTTGCATAATCCAAAACGCCATTTCTTTACTAAATCCTGCACGCTTTGCAGCTGTGAATGCTTCATGCAATGTAATGAAATGGGTATCTAGTTTGGTCATTTCACGAGTTTGGCGAACGACTCGACGATTGATCTTTTTGCGTTTGATAGGTTTTCGTGTGTTCGCCATAGGAAAATTATTGCTTACTTATTAAGACAAACAGATCATCAACACGCTTTTCTAATCTGGTAATTTGGTCTTTAATGCTTGTGCCTGAATTTGGGCGCAACTCATTAAGCCAACCTTTAACTAGGAAACGAAACCCGATCAGCACGCCTGTTAGCACAGCGCAAATGCCAGCCCCAAAGCCAGCCCATTCTGTTGGTGTCATTTGGCATTGACGCCATAGTCTGCTTCGCTCCCTGAATTTGGATCAATTGCTTTTGCTACTGGTGCAATCAATGCGCCAAGTAATACTGCAAACTCTGGTCTGATATCAGCAACAATTGCAAGTGCAACAGTTATGCCGGAGGCAGCCACAGCTCTTAAATATGACTTGATTGCTGCTTTGTGTTTATTTGATAGTTTCATGGATCTCCTATGGTCGAGCAACTGCCATGATTAGTGAGTAGCTGCGTTTGCGTAAATAAACACCATCGCCATTTGATTGGCTTCCTGCTTTACCGGATGAGGTATTGCCCTCAATTACTTGCAAGTATTTCAATGCTGTGTTGTTCCATTTGACAATGCCAACATGATCTGGCTCAGCATCTTGGTCAAATTGAAAGAAAACAATATCACCGGCTTTTGCCTGTCCTACTGGTATCAGCTTGCCAAGCATTGCGAACCATTTAAGTGCATGATCGCAACTTGCAAACCCTTTACCGGATTGAGCTGCAATTGACCCACCAAGTCCTGCTTTGTTATAGCACCAAGATACAAACATGGCACACCAAGCCTGATTGTTTAAGCCATACCACTTGCCATACTTTGTGTCATTGTCGGGCTGTTCTTGATAGCCAATCTCAGCTTTAGCAATCTCTAATAATTTTGGCATAGTTCCTCAAGATTGTGCTAAAGACCTAGAGCCTGTAAATCCTCAACAGTTAAACCAAGTGCTGCAAGTTTTGCCTGTGCTGCTGCTTTGGCTGTTGCTTTGTCTGCATCTTGCTCAGCCCTCCAAGCATCATATTGTGCAAATCCCGCTTCATATTGTGCTTTTGTGATTGGCTCGCACTCTAAGAATTGAATGCCTTTATAATCATCACCCGAAATATACCAACCGCCATTAGGCAATAACATACTTAAAACTTCGCCGCCACTTGCCATAATTATGCTCCTATTTCCATTAAAATTATGG